TCACATGAGGAAACAAACCGCACGCGTCGGAGTTCACGGTGCGCTGGATCTCCTTCGCCCTGGCACGCATCCAGAAGTGAGAGCGGCCATACATCTTGCCGATCAGGCGAGACGACAGACAGCCGGGCAGACTGAGCGCCCAGCGGATGAGCTCGACGTGACGACGGAAGGCGAAGTTGTCGGTGCAGGCCAAAGCATCCATGAAGCCCTTGAGCATGACGCCGACATGATCGCGGGAGATGAACGCATCGACCTCTTCCCGTCTGCCGATGTCCGTCGGGTTGAACGCCCAGTCGGGATGATTGGCGTCGATGTTGAAGACGTGCCGAGGTTGCGCCATCTCAGCGTAAGGCAGCACGCCGTTCTCGCGCATCTTCTCTTGGACCTTCTTCGGCTGCGCAAAGAACCAAGCGTCAAACGACTTGGCCTCCTTAGCCGGAGCCGTCAGGTCGTTGAGCCTAGCGCGTGTCACGCTGGCAATGTGAGCAAGGATATTGCCTAGGTGAATAAGCAAATCACATGAGCCTGCATGTGTTGTTCCAAAGCCCTGTCTTTGCATCGAGTCGTAAGTATCCTTTGCGGACAAAGGTGCGGAACAGGTTGGCCTCATCCTTAGCCCGCAGCTTAGGACGTGAGCCAGGGCTTACCATCCGGGCGTTCTCCATGATCTGGTCATAGCCTCGGCAAAAGACGTCGAGCCATCGTACCTTGGTCAGGCTCTCGGGCTGACGCTGAAGGAAGCGATGCACGGCTTGCTCAAGGATGGCCTGATGTTCGGCTATGCTTCTCCGGCCTGACGCAGATCGGGCGAGCATTAGGGGCTTGGTCTCAGGATTGTCCCATTGTGCCTGGTAAGCCTTGAGGACGTTGACGCGCTTGGCCCGGGCAATCTTCTGCCGGACGCGGTCAGCCTCCTCTTGGGCAGGGGTGCGTTTCTTGCGGTAGTAGGCCATGGTCGTCAGATGCCTTTTGTATCTCGAGGGGAGGGGGGTAGGCCGCCGTCAAGGCGAGCCGTATCCCTTCCTCCCTCTCTACTTGCATGTCCCTGTAGCATACAGGGACTGCAGTAGAGACATAGATTTGTCATCGGTTTTGTCATCGGTTTTGTATAAGAGATTTAGCATTAGCCTTTCGGCCTGTTTAAGGTGGGTTGGGTGGGTTGAGGCGGGGGTGGTAGCCATCACCCCTTCAAAGGGGCATTGGCGGGCCAGCCAAGGGGGTCTAATAGCCTTCTCCGTCCGTGGGCATGGGAGGCCCAGACCTGACCCAGCGGATTTCACCGCGCTTAGGGGAGTGGCGAATGTAAATCTCGCCGACGGGGGAAGGGCTGATGCCGTCGGTCATACCGGCACGGCTACGGCGCTTGGTCAGACCTAGGCGGTAGATCGGCTCGTCCCCTGGGCAACGTTGAAGGCAGGCTATCTCGCGTGCCCAGTTAGTGACCTCTGAGCTCCCAAACAGTTGGTATGCGAGGTCGGCCATGGTCTGGCCTTCCTTGTCCTTGGATGACTTCGGCTTCCCGGTGTGGTGCATGAAGACGATGATGACGCCCGTCTCGTTTAGGATAGGCTGGATGATGTGGCGCAGGAACTTGGCGGCCTCGGCGGTCTCGGAGATGTCAGCGCCGACAAACGCCATGAGAGGGTCGACGAAGCAGATCGTGGCCTGATGCTGGATGACTAGCTTACGCAGCACGTCTCCGAACTCCTTGCCCGTGGCGACGCTCTCGCGGTAGATGAACATCCGGTCCTTTAGTTCAGCCCTTTGGTCTTCGTCCAGGTACAGTCCGTTAATCTGGTCCTGCATGCTCTCGGCCACGTCTCCGGCATCGTTCTCGGCTTGGATCACGAGCGTGCGCATCTTCATGCCGTCGTTGGTCTTGATGCCGAAGAACTCCTGCCCAAGCGTCCAATTGATGGCGGCCTGCATCATGAGGGCGGACTTGCCGGTGCCAGCCTGCCCAGCCATGACCAGAGAGCCGCCTCGGCATAGCCAGCGATTGCCTAGGACATTGGTAGGGTCAGCCTTGCGGTCGAACTTCATCAGCTCGTCGATGGGCATACGCTGAGCACTTTGACGTACTGTCAGGCTCTTGCGCTTATCGGACAGGTTGGCATAATGCTCGATGAGCGCATCAGGATTAGTGGCCTTCGATGCAATCAACGACGCCTCGCGCATGAACGCAGCGTCGGCAATCATGTCGATATGCTCCTGACGCAGTTCGCCGAAACCAGCGTAAGCCGTCAGGTCATTGATGAAAGCATGGTCGGCCAGAGAGCCTGCGGAGTGAAGATAGGCTGGCACGGTTACCTCATCAGCGGCCTTACCGTCGGCCTGAAGATAAAGGATGGCCGCGGCTACGTCTTGATGCTTCGGCTCGAAGAAGTCCGTAGGCTTGAGGTTTACCGGGAAGGGAAGGTTTTCACGGATCAGGACGCCGAGGAGGTGGCGTTCCGCCGGAATATTGTTCGGAGGAGTCATGGAAGAGAGGGTTGGGGTTTGTGGGCGTGGGTGCCCGTGGTCAAGATGCTTTGCGTAGGATGCGGTCTAGGTCGGCCTTGCGGTAGTAAGGGACGCTCCGCGGGTTGCGGAGGATGCGGACAGGCAGGGCCATGCCGTCGATGCGGTATTGCACGCCGCGGACGGTGCGCCGGTGCTTGTGGGCATACTCGGAGAGGGTGACCCATCCCTTGGGTGCCTTGAACTTGTCGAGGGCTTCAACTGCGGCCTTGGCGGCGGCCCAAGTCTTGAACCTAGGCGACAGGCGATAGATGAAGCGGCCCCGGCGGATGGTCTTCTGTTCAGCGAAGCCAGCCTTGACGATGCGGGCGAGCGGCAGGGAGACACCGGCCCGGGTCTTGTAGCCTAGGAGGCGGACGACCTCATTCGTCTTGTGCCAGCCTTCGGGAGTGTCGTCGGCGTTGATCGCGGCGACGAGGGCGTGGGCGTCGAAGCGCTTCATCGGGCCTTCGGGGTGAAGACCTTGAGGTCAGTTGTCCAGACCCAGCGGGAGCCGACGCGGTGGACGAGCCAGACCTTCCAGTCCTTGCCGTCGACCCAGCCAGCGGCGAAGCCTGAGCCCCAGCGGGAGGTGGCTAGGCGGTGCGACGCGTAGGCCATGGCGTCCTTCTGACAGAGACAGCCGGCGGAGAAAGCGGCACCGCCCTCGGCCTTAGTCAAGTTGACCTGGGCGAGCGTGTGGGTGTGGCCGTGGATCAGAGCGCCTCCGCGGTCGGCGTAGTGCTTACCCTGCTCGGCAGTGGCGTTCAGGCCGTGGGCGTAGCCGTGGATGAAGGCTACTTGCCCGAGACGGTAGACGCCCTTCTCGGCGTGATAAGGCAGGATGGTCTTGGCTCCGCAGCTCTTCGCGGCGGTCTTGATGCGGGCCTCGAGGTCGGCGCAGTAGTCGCGGACCAGGGCGGAGCCGGAAGTATGCTGGAGGGCTTGGGCGCGGTGCTCGTGATTGCCCATCAGGTAGACGGTGGGCTTGGTGCGCTCGAGGAAGGCTTCGCCGGCCTCGATGTCGGAGATGAGGGACTCGGCGCCTTCGGCATCCTGTCCAGCCCCACGGCGCAGGGATCGGAAGTCGAAGCAGTCCCCGAGGTGGACGCGGACGGTCGGCTTGTAGTCCTTGATGAACTCGCAGAGGGCCTCGACGGCGTTCTCGTCAGCCATGTCGCCGTGGTTGTCACCGAAGGCGACGAAGCGGGTTGGGGTGCTCATCGAATATTGATGTAAGGGATGGGCTTCCCGGCGTCGAAGGCCGCGAGCATCTCGTCACGGCGCTTGCGGGCGGTCTCGAGGTCGCTGGCGATGTTCTCGACGATGTCCTTGCCACGGCGGCGAAGGCGGAACCAATAACAGTCCCCTAACTTCTGAAGGTGATGGTTAGGGTTCTCGGCCTTGATGTAGGCGGGCTTGTCGTTTCGCCCGGTGCGGGTATACTTCGGGCAAGCCAGCAGGAAGGCCACGCGGTCGGGGGACAGGCCGACCTTGTTCGCCCAGCGGAGTGTCTCGGCGTTCATAGTTTCCATGAGCGGGCGAGGTTGCGGCCTTCGGTCATGATCGCGTTACGCGAGGACGGCCTGAAGATATACTCCTGGTCGAACAGGTGGGAGGCGCGTATCTCGGCGATGCTGTCGAGTTCTTCGTCGTTGGCCGGTCCGACCCCAGCGGTGGCGACGTAGATGGTGCGGACCTTCCAGCCCTTCTCCCAGAGGATGTCCTGGCAGACGCGCAGCTCGTTGACGTAGCGCCAATCGGAGCAGACGACCGTCTCGGGGGAGGGTTGG